TACATAAACTGCCCTTTAAAAAATGTAACTCAATTGGGCTATGTTTTACAGGGTATACTTATGAGGTGCGTTTTGCACTTTAGGGTCGTAGGCTTGACATACCCAAAGGTGCAATACACACTTCAGGCTATGAGGTCATTGTTGGACAAGGTGGAGTGGAGATATAATCCTGAGTGGAGTTTAATGGAAGAGGAAGAAGGAATATGGGGGGATGATCGCTTGAGCCTCAAGGCTAAGGGGATATGGGCGTATATGAAGTCTAAGCCGAGTAATTGGGACTTCAGTGCTAAGAGGATAGCAACGGAGAGCAAGGATGAGACTAAGAGTGTCCAGCGTGGCATGAAGGAGTTAGAGGAGTGTGGTTACTTGAGTAAGAAGAAGTTAGGCAATGGCAGAGTTCATTATACGCTCGTACCAGAGTCCTACATAGGTGTAGAACCACGAGTTGACAAAAGTAGTTTAGATGATAGGAATGAGTATAAGTATGGGCGATGAAGAGACTCAGTTAGACTTAAAGGCTAGGATGAGGGATGCTTTAGCTCCTATGCTTGCTAACGAGCAAGAGAAGACAGCTAAGAATAGTTTGCCCAACAATAACCCAGAGAAATGGTTAACGGCAGCTTCTTTGTTTCTATCAGGGGCTAGTGTGCATGAGGTCAAGAAGACGATGACCTTGAACCATCACATAGCCAAGCGTATCAATGGTATAGTCAAAGCGTCTGACGACGCTAGGGTGTTTAGGCAAGAGAGGGCTATACAGCTAGCTTCTACAATAGATGAGATTAATAGCATAGGGGAGAAGATAGCGGCTAGTTACCTAGATGGTTCTCCAGAGGCAGAGGAGAAGATAAAGAAAGCAGAGACCAAAGACCTAGCTAACCTAGCGGTGGCACAGGAGAAGCTACACAGAACCTTTGATAATGTAACGGGTAACAATGTTCAGAAGATAGAGGTTAGGCACATAACAACCCCAGAGGAGGCCATGAGTCTTATAGATGCGCTGCCAGAGGCAGAGATAATAGATGTAGAGGAAGATGGCTAGGTCACTAATAGACGAAAGCTATGATCCCATCTACGACCAGGTTCGTGGTATATTGGGTGAGCATTTCGAGAACTATTGCTTCATTGTAATGGATGGACGGGGTGAAATATTTTATGATTACAATCATTTGCCAGCGGGTAGAATGCTTTTGCGTGAGATGCAACTAGAGATTGGTGACGACAACATAGAGATTGAGTGGGAGTTTGAAAACGACCCAGATGATCCAGAAGATGATGCAGTGGACTAAGCACCCAACAATACCTACGCCCGACAAGGGGCGGCTCAAGGCTCTCCTAGACTCAAAGGGGGCGCAAGCTGTGTATGATGTATGGAAGGCGCGTGAGGATGCTATCAAGCTGACAATAGACGATCCCCTGCGTCACGGGGTTAACTTAGTTAGCTGGGACAGAATCAGGTGGGCATTGTCTGAGTATAACGAAGTCTTGGTTCTAGGTGGTAACCGTGGTGCAAAGACTACGGGTATGGCTAAGATATTTATGGAGTCTATTACCAAGCACATGGATGGACACGTAGTATTGTTCTCACAGAACGCTGACACGTCCGTCAAGGTTCAGCAGGCTGCTATATGGGAGTTTATGCCCAGAGAGTTTAAACGCAAGACTAAGGGCATCGAGGGCTACATTAACTACTCTATGCAGAATGGTTTTACTGGGCAGTCGTTTATCTTTCCAGATACTAGAACCCGTGTAGATTTCAAAACCTATACACAGTTCAGTAATAACCATACCATCTTAGAAGGTTTTGAGTTTGGGTTTCCCAATCTAGGCAACCACCCAGAGAACGTAGGTATTGGCAATGATGAGTATCTGGGTGACTCTACGCTTATCAACACACAGCGTTTCCGCCTGGCTACCAGAGACTCAAAGCTAGTCACAGGGTTTACTCCTATCGATGGCTACACGGAACTTATCGCTGACTACCTAAGGGATGCAGAGATTCTAGAAACTAAACACGCAAACCTACTAGACGAACCTGTAGCAGTAAAGCAGTATAGCGTTAACAGAGATGCCGGCATTGTGTATCTGCACACAGACGAAAACCCTTTTGGGGGGTATGAGCGTATAGCTAAGGACTTGCAGGGCAGACCAAGAGAAGAAATACTAACCCGTGCGTACGGCGTTCCTGTTAAGTCAATGACTACCCTGTTTCCATTGTTTAGCACCAATGTTCATGTAACAGACGAACTGCCCGTAATAAACGAAAAGACTCACACGGTATACCAGGTAGTTGACCCTGCTGGTGCTAGGAACTATGTAGCTATATGGGCTGCGGTAGACAAGCAAGGGTTTATTACTATACTACGTGAGTGGCCTGACAGAGATACCTATGGCGAGTGGGCATTGTCTGGTGATCCCAAGTGGAGGTTTGGTCCAGCAGCTAAAAAGATGGGACATGATATTCAGGCATATATAGATGAGTTTATAGATATAGAGAGTGACTTAGGCGTAGAGGTGTTTGAGCGCATAGGTGACTCACGTTTCTTTGCAAGAGAGAATGAGGACAACACAGATCTGTTTGAGAGCTTTGCTTCCAAGGGAATGTTTTTTATACCTTCTAGCGGAGCAGACATTGAGACAGGGCTGTCTGGTTTAGACGAGTGGATGCTCTACAATCCTGACACAGAGGTAGATGAGGCTAATAAACCAATACTAAAAATACACTCATCCTGTGGCAATTTGATACAAAGTTTAATTAACTGGGGACATAGGGGCAAAATAGATGAACCGCTGAAGGACTGGATTGACCTTCTACGTTATCTACGCATGGCAAATGATGGCTATGGTCCAGACTATGTTTCTGACACTTCTATGAATACAACAAGAAAGTCCGAGGGAGGATACTAATGGCAAAGAAAAGATTATTTCAAATAGCAAAGGAATGTGAAGTTCCTTTTGAAGAGGCTCTGGAGCTAGCGTTTCAACACCTAGAGGAAGACATGATTACAGGGGGAAAACATTTAACCTGGATCAACGAGGCGGGGCAAGAGATATTAGATGATGTTATGCCCATGCCCAATGTCTCAGCCGACAAAGAAGACAAGGAGCCAAACAGATTAATATACAGGGGCAAAGTTCTAAGAGAGTGTCCAAACCCTATGTATGTTGCTGTTCATCACCGAGAAAAGTTCTGCAAAGTTAATGTAAAAATTACTAGAAGAATGCAGGGCAAACTAATCGGCAAGATGATTTATTTTGAAGAAATCAAAGAAGGAGACATAATTAAATATTATTGGATCAAAAAGATTTGATATATATGATAAACTAATAGCTACCAATGTTAAGCGATAAAATTTCTGAGGAACTAACTTACGTCGGCAAAGAACCAGGTGTTCAGGCTCTGCGTCAAGCATACAATCAAACCTTAAACGAACTGGACTCCTATTTTGATCTGTGTCGTACTAGCTATGACGACAGGCGCAACTGGTGGCCAGGCAAGAGCCGTGACCTGCGTAAGCATGGTTCTGATGCTTTTCCGTGGGAAGGTGCGGCAGACATGGAGTCTCACGTTATTGATGAGCGTGTTACCAAGCTAGTATCGTTGTTTATCTCGTCAATGAAGCGAGCCAACGTTAGGGCTTACCCCGTAGAGATGGGAGACATTTCTCGGTCTAAGATAGTATCCAACTTCCTCAAATGGATGGTATCTAGTGGTTACATTCCCCGCTTTACTCAAGAAATGGAACTAGGAGCCAACTATATGTTGGAGCGCGGCTTGTTGATTACATATGTAGGATGGCACAGAGAAGACCGACGCTTTCTTCAAACCCTAGACATTAATCAGATTGCTCAAATATCTCCAGAGCTTGCTGCAATTATCTTAGAAGGCAATGACGACGATCAGATTATTCAGCTTATAAAAACCACTTTTGACGGTGTAACCGACCGCAAAGCCAAGAGAGCACTCAAAGAAATACGAAAAAGCGGAGTCGCGGAGCTTCCGGTAGTTCGCCGTCAAATTGATGTTCCGGACGTAAAGACACTAGCACCCGACGGAGACTTTATGTTCCCAGCTTATGTCACCGATCCTCAACGCTCACCATATTGCTTCTGGCGCACATACTACACTGCCCAAGAACTAGAAAATAAAGTTGTTACTGACGGATGGGACGAAGACTTTGTAGACTACATGATTGAGCATTACCGTGGAGTAAACATTGATTCTATCGAGCGCGAACAAGAAGGTCGTCGCTCTATTAGTCTTACAGATTCTGCGTATGAGGCTGATGAACTTATCGAAGTTGTTCACTGCTATCAACGCCTAGTTGACCCTGAAGATAGTTCTGAAGGTATTTACGAAACCGTTATACACAAAGACTTTGATGGCAACGAAGGGCTAGGAGTGCCAAGCTATGCTAAGTTTACGCTTATGAATGGCTATGAGGACTACCCCGTTGTAGTTACAAAGCTATCGGAGGATAGCAAACGCCTGTATGACACACAGACTATCCCTGATGTATTACGTGGCATTCAGCAGCAAGTAAAGGTAGAGCGAGACTCTCGCATTGACCGCAACAGTCTGGCTACGCTCCCACCAATTATGCACCCTGTAGGCAATGCGCCTAAAGACTGGGGACCCGGTAGATACATACCATACCGACGTAAGGGCGAGTTTGAGTTTGGTCCTACCCCAAACTTCAATCAAGGCTCTTTGGAAATGGAACAAACTATGGAACGTCAAGCCAACGCAATGGTAGGGTTAGATTTTCAAGACCCTATCAGCCAGATGCGTAGGCAGTTCCTAGTAGACAAGTTCCTAGCTCACTGCGCTAATGTTCTAAAGCTAGCGTATCGTTGCTTCCAAAGGTTTGGACCAGACAGTATCTTCTTCCGAGTTACAGGTAGCCCAGACCCTCAGGTCTTTGACAAGGGTAATCCAGACGAAAACTTTGACATCTTGATTGACTACGATGTGTTAAACTCTGACCCAGAAGCTCAAGAAAATAAACTAAACCAGTTGGTTTCATTGACTCAGTTAGACATGAACGGCAGGATTAGCATTGATCGTCTGCTTGAGGTAGCCGCTAGTAGCATTGATCCAACCCTTGCGGATGCAGTGTTGCAGCCAGCAGAGGAGGCTCAAGAACAGATTGTTAAGCAGGTTACAGATGACTTGACAAAAATCTTTGCAGGTATTGAAATGCCGGCTCGTCCAAATGGTGGTCAGATTGCATTGCAAGTTATTGAGCAATATGCGTCTCAGCCAGATGTAGCGCAAAGAATAGAGCAAGATGAAGCATTCCGAGCTAGAATGGAGAAATACCAAGGTCAGTATATGTTTGCTATGCAACAAATGCAGAATGCACAAATTGGTAGAATTGGCACAAACCCCGCCCAAATGGGTGAGGTGGATACTCAAAACCTCTAGCATTTGTTTATTATTCTTAAACTATAACGCAATGGCGGATAATAAAACACCTACTGAGTTTGCATATGGCAGACTCCAGGATCAACGCTCGCGTAATTACTATGACATGTTGTCCTTGAACGAGGGTAACCTGCCAGGTGTTTACAAGGACAGTAAGGGCAACCGCACAATAGGCATTGGATTTAACCTTGAAGATGCGGGTAACCGTAAATTTTTAAAACAACAAGGCATTGATATAAACGAACTTTTTGAGGGTCGTCAGCTTTCAGATAGAGAAACAAAAACTCTCTATAATCATAGTCTTACCCAAGCATTCAATGATGCTCAGAAGTATGATCCTGGCTTTGCCCGAAGACCTGAAGCAGTTAAAATGACCTTGGTTGACATGGCATTTAACTTGGGTTTAACTAAGCTAAACAAGTTTGAAAAAATGAAGCAGGGCTTAATGAACAACGACTATCAGACTGCCGCAGACGAGATGGTAGATAGCCTGTGGTATAATCAAGTTAAGTCTCGTGGACCTCGCATGGTTAAGTTAATGCGTTCTGCGGCTAGATAATTTATGGAAGAAGATATTAAGACCCTAGCTAACTACGAGGCGTTTGCTCGTTTCATTTATTCTATTGAAGCAGCGCGTGAAGAAGTTATTGCTGATATGGCAAGCGCATCTACGGAAGTAATACAGCAGTTGAGTGGCCGTATTCTAGCCTATGATGACATTCTAAAGATGGTAAACTGGGACGATCTTCGTGTTCGTCATAGCCAACAACTTGCATAGGGTGTTACAATAAATTTATCGCAATCATCCAGCGTATACGGATGGACGAATTATGACAGAAGATCACTCAAGCGACATCGCCGAGTCGCCAACAAATCCGGTGGCAACAAACATATCAGTGTCCGAGCTTGCCGCTCGACGCTTAGGTGCTAACCAAGCATCCGAACCAACTGAGGAAGTTGAACAGACTGAAGAAGTTGTAGAGGAAGCGGAAGTTGCATCCAATGAATTGGAAGAAACAGAAGAAGTTGTAGAGGAATCAGAGGAGAGTTCTGAAACCGAAGCAGAGTCTGAAGTGCCTTCTGAAGACGTTCTTTCACAGATTGACCTCGATGAAATGTCGGAGGAAGACCTTAGCGAGCTTGGTAAGAAGCTTGGCAGTAAAGCTGTTGAACGGTTTGGAAAACTAACCGCACAACGCAAAGCTGCTGAAGAAGAATTACAAAAGCTACGTGCAAGCATGGAGGCAGACTCTGCCAATCCACTTAAAGGAAATCAGCAAATCAAAAACAATCCTTATGGTAACATTGATACCATAGAAGGAATTAAAGATAAAGCTGACGAAATAAATGGGATTGTAGAGTGGGCTGAAGATGTATTGTTCAACGCTGATGGTTATGGTCCTGACGACGTAGTAACTGAAGTTGAAGGCAAGGAATTAACCAAGGCTGATATACGCAAGAGCTTGCTCAATGCACGTAAAAGCCGAGATAAGTTCCTTCCTGCCCAACTAAGTGTTTTGCAAGCCAAAGAGCAAGGCCAACAACTCAAAGGTGCTTTTGAACAAAGAGCACAAGAAGAGTTGTCCTGGCTACAAGGTGAAGACAATGATACTCGTAAGCAATATGAGGCTATGGTAAATGATCCGCGCTTTGCCGAACTAGAGGGTGCAGTTGCACCTGAGATTTCAGCACAGCTTTCATATATTATGGCTCACGCTGCTAACAGCTTGTATGGTCGCAAACCAGTTACAGAATCCAAACAATCCGCTCGATTAAATCCACCCAAGCAACCAACTGGTGCAGGTGCTCAATCAGAACGCAAGGTAGATTCTAGGGTCAAGAAAGTAAACGAATATAGAAATCAATTCAGTAAAACAGGCAGCAAGAGTGATTTTGTAACTCTCAGAACCTTACAATTACAAAACCGATAAATTAATATACAATGTCATTCTCAAATACATTTGACACTACAAATACAGGATCGGCTGTTTCTAACCGCGAAGACTTGACTGATGTCTTGACTATCCTCGCTCCAGAAGAAACTCCTATCCTTTCTTCCGCCGATAAGCAGAAAGCTTCCTCAACATTCGTTGAATGGACAGTTGACAGTCTTGCGGCTCCTAGCACTTCTGGTATTTCCGAAGGTGCTGATGTCACAGCTTTCACTGACCAGTTCGCTGGCCGTGCAAAGCTTGGTAACCGCGTTCAAAAGTTCCGCCGTGACTACATGGTATCCGACATGCAAGAAGCTGTCGATTCCGTAGGTCCTGCTAAGATTGCTCAAGCTGAAGCTAAAGCTATTCGTGAACTAAAGCGCGACATTGAAGCAACTCTTGCTTCTGCTAACACTCAAGCTGTTGAGAACGGTGCTGGTACAGCAAACGCTCTTGGTGGTCTTGGTGATTGGATTCAAAATGCTGCTGGTTCTGCTAATGTTCCTGCTGCGTTCCAAACACCTGCTGCAAGTGTTGTTGATGCTGGTTCTTCTCTTAGTGAAGCCGAGTTCAATGGTTTAATTACCTCAATCTTCGGAGTTACTGGTTCAACCAACAACCTCATGCTTGTTGCTGATACTACCCTTCGTGGAGACATCAGTGACTTTGCTCGCGTTTCCTCTGGCTCTGACAATGTTCGCTCTGTGAACTATGACGGCAACAGCGGTGAAATCAAACTATCTGTTGATCTCTACCAAAGCGATCACGGTGTAGTCTCTATCGTTAACGGTAACCCAGACTGTATGCCAACTCAAGCTGGCACAGCAGGCATGATGGGCTACTTGGTTAACCCTGAGTACTATGGTGTTCACGAACTCATCCCAATGGGAAGCACACGTCTTCCTAACCTTGGTGGTGGCGAGCGTGGTTTCGTTGATTGCGCTTTGACCCTTGGTGTATACCACCCTGGTGCTCACGGTAAGATCGTTGATCCTTCATAATTAACTAAGGAGATATAATACTATGCCACAATTAACAGTAAACGAAGCCGGAACTTCCGGATACACACACGTCATCTCACTATCATTTGATGACCTTGCAAAAATCAAGCTAGGCACTGATCCATTTAATGGAGAAACGCTCGGCACAGCAGGTCAACTTCCAATCGCATCTATCCCAGCGGGTGGTGCTGTTGAGTTGGCTGGTGTCTTTGAATCAACTGCACTTGCTGGTGCTACTGACATCGTTCTTGATGTTGGTACAACAGCTGGTGACCCAGATGAGTTCATTGATGCTCTTGATGTCGATGGAATGTCTGCTCCAGTATTTAACTCTGGAGATGGTTTCACTGGCAACCAATCACAAGCGATTCCTTACCAAGCAGCAACTACTATTCTTGCTGAAGTAGGAGGAACAACCGCTAGCTTAACTGCTGGTAACATTGTTATTGGATTACGCATCATTGATCTAGGATCATTTGTGTAAATTAAATACTGGTTGGGGGGCGCAAGCCCCCTCGCCTTTTTAATATGGATATAATTGTTCCCAAACTTAAACGCTATTCGGACGGCGAGGTTGATCGTGCCTTTATGAAGGAGATCAAAACTGGGTTTAACCTAGAAAAACAGACAGAACAAAAGAGAGTTGCACAGGCAACCAAAGAAGCAAAAGAACTAAAAGGAAAGACTCACCCAACTTTAGGTAAGCCAGTTGCTACAATACCCGCAAGAGAGTTCTTTCGACTTACAAAGAAGTATGGTCATGAGACTGTGCATTCTAAAGAATTTTTGAAATACTACAACAAGAAGTTTCCTGAACTAAGCCCTAACAAAATATAATGCAGGACAGAACATATAGCGATTTACTATTTCTTATACAATCTTTAATTGGTGGGGGCAACCTGACGACAGAAGAACAGGGATCGATAGATAGTTTTATTAACCGCAGGTCGCATGAAGCATTTGAAACCAGCCAAACATGGCCTAGGTTTTTAGTAGGTTCAGAAGAAAGAGCATTTGCTCTTTACGAACTATCAGGTGGTGTTTCTACTAGTACTGCGGTAAATGCAAAATATAGATTTTTTGGCATTAACTCCGGGAGTTTTGAATCAGGGGGAGGATCAGCAACGGCTGATACAAATATTTACAAGGATATAAGTCAGTCTGCAAGTACTTCGGGAACTTTTATTTACAAGAACTCTTCTAACGCTTGGGTTGTTGCTACTGGAATTAGTCCAACTGACACAAGATCATCAGATGGAAAAATATCGCTTAATTCTTCAGGAACTGTTCAATTTACCGAGGCAGATGCAAATAAAAATGATACAATAGAAGGTGTAACAACCTGGACACCACGCACTGGCTCCGATCTTCTTTCGGTAGAGGTAAAAAATACAATTCCTTACTCTGAAGAAGGAATATTAACTGGTGACTCTGCTAAAACAACTATTGGCGAGTTCTTAAAAGTTTATCGCAAGAAAGCATTTCTCAATGACTCAAGCCTAGAGTATGATTTCTTTGTAGATTCTAACGGTGCTAATGTCCTCAATGTTGCAAATGCAACCGATAGCGCAGCTTTTGTTACTTACAAAAAAGAACTACCCCAATATACAATTACTAGCACCGATATACCTGGTGAATGGTTCTTTTTTATAGCTCACGGAGCGTATGCTGACTTCCTACGCATGGAAGGAAAGGTTGAGCAGAGCATGGCTGAAGAAGGTGTAGCTCAAGGTTACTTAGCGCAAGAGCTAGAAAAAGTAGACAATATGTCTAACAATAATGTTTTTAGAAGGTTCTCAACTCATGGGACTAGACAATCAAGGTAAAATATAATTATGGCAAGTTCAAGAAATAACGCACTGGAGTTTAGCTCCGCAGGTTCTATAGTTATCAATGCAGCTGACGGTGCAACCGCTGGTTCTTTTGGTGCTATTCAGTTCCTAAAGGACTCTACTCTCTCCGCACTAACCGCTACTAATGTAGAAAATTCTGCCGATCTCCTTACATCCTTTGGAGCAGGCACAATTATATATGGTAACTTTACTAGCGTAACCGTAAGTGGTGCTGCTAGCTTAGTGCAACTACACAAGGTCTAATATGCACATTAGCCTTGACTCAGCCCTGGGTCAGCAGCGCAGGCTGAACTCAGTAGGAGAGAGCATCACACAGATTGCTCCGGATCCTGCGGCGGCATACAGCCTCCGTAGTCTTACTGGTGGTGATCCCAAGGTTGTGCGTGTGCGTCGAGAAAGCGATAACCACGAGCAGGACTTCACTGCGTCCGAGGTGTCCTCTGGTGCGTTAGTTGACTTCGTAAACGCTCAGGTGGTAGCACCTCTAGACATACGAGCATTGACCTCAACGGGTCGTGATGGTGACTTCTTGATTGCTAAGGCGGCTTACTCACTCCGTAGCCTAGGGACACGTCAGGCTACCGTAACATCAAGTGGTGATACTGCTGGTGATACATCGGGCAAGTATGTGTGCCAAGTAAGAAAAGACCAAAGTAGCACATCGGATGAAACTAAATCATTTACAGCGACTGAAGTTAGCGATGGGACTCTCGTAGATTTTGTTTTAGGTAACACTAAATCTCTTTTAAACAGTAGAGCTTACTTTGATGCATCAGATGATAATGTTAAACTGACAAGTGAAATAAATTTAACTGGAGATTTTTCTCTTGAGTATTCATTTGTTGTCACTATAGCAAACCAACAAATAATTGGTAAAGAGGTGGGGGGTAGTTACATACGATGCGGAGGTTCTGATAGTATTCAAAATTTTAGAGTCCAAACAGACAGTAGTGCATCTACCTTAAACTTAACTTCAAACTTAAAATATAGCGAAGCAAATACTGTAAAATTAAAACGAGTCTCTGGTAAATTTGGAATCTACAATGAAAACGATGTTTTAATTTCGGCAGAATTTACCAATAGTGATACTTTTACTGTTAGTTCATTTGGAAGGGCTAGAGGCACTCGTGCAAAAGGGGTAGTCTACAATATTAGAATTGATACAAATAACGACGGAACAATTAACCACAGCTACAACGGATACGGAAATACCCTGTCCGACTGGACAGATTTAGTAGGAAGTAATAATGCTTCTGCTGTTAATGGAAGCCCTGCCTTGTTCACAGGACAAGACCAAGACGGCTTCGTTAAAACTTGGTATGACCAAAGTGTAACCACGCAAGCAGGAGATACAGCAACAGGTAATCACGCAACTCAAGCAACTGCTGCGAATCAACCCAAGATTGTTAGTGCTGGCACTTTATTAAATGAGTTAGACTTCGATGGAAGTGAAGATATGGCGTTAGCAACGGGAAGTTTTTCTCTGACTCAGGCTTATACTACCTTTAGTGTGAGTCATACTGACGATGCTTCTACCTCCCAAGGAGTTTGGTCAACAGCAGCAAGCGTCTCTAATAGTTTTAATGCAATAAGTTTTTTTAGAAATGATGACGGATTTGCCGTTAATTCTGGAACTACTCTTACAACAGCGGGAACCATTGATTATGTTGCTGACCGCACTTACCTTCAAACTAATGTTGTAAACGGAGGAAGTTCTTCAGTATTTGTAGATGGCGCAACTGGCGCAACTGGCAATGCAGGTTCAACAAATCCAAGCGGTATATTAATTTTAGGATTCTATAGAGTTTCTTCTGCTAACGCAAATTTAGACGGAGGAATTAAGGAATTAATTATTTATGACTCCGACCAAACAGACAACCGCACAGCTATTGAAGCGAACATCGGTGAAGTCTACAGCATTGACCTACCATCTGGTGTAGACCCAGGGTTTGACCAAGTGGACGGCTTTGTAGAGACTTGGTATGACCAGTCAGGTAATAGCAGAGATGCTGTGCAAGCAACTGCTGCGGAGCAACCTAAGATTGTTGATGCAGGTTCTTTAATTACTGGAGGGGGTATTGCTTTCGATGGCTCTGATGACCAGTTGGATTTCACTGCACTAAATGAGACTGACCTTGCTATCTTTAGTGTCGTCAAGTTTGATTCAGTATCTGGTCAAGAAAGAATCCTTGGTGAAGATAGCACCAATGGCGAAGGCTTTGGTATTGGCAGTGCAACAACTGGATTCTTTAGAGGCAATGGTGGTTCAAGCAGTGGACCAGCTTTAAATGCAACTGTATCAACTTCAGGCGATTTTCTTTTTTCTGCAATCAGAGCATCCAATACCGTAACATTTTTTACAAAGGGAACTGCCTCCAATACGAGTACAAACAGCGATGCCTTCAAAGCAAATAGCATTGGTGGACACACAAATCCTATTGATGGAAACGTCAAAGAAATTATTATCTATAGCTCTGACCAAACAGCCAACCGTTCTGCCCTTGAAACTAACATCGCCGCCGAATACGGCATAACCCTATCATAATGCTTTACTTAATATACGCAAGCAAGGAAGCCGCTATTGAACGTGCTGACGAAGAAGGCAAGGAGATTGGCTTTGATTACTGGATCGAGGACAACGGCATAGGCACACGCTGGCTTACCTACCCTGCCGAGACTATTGATCATACCTGGGCATTGGACGTAACGGACTACGACCTCGATGATTCCGAGAAGGCATCAACCGTTGATCACTACACACCCCTACCGGACCCTGACTAAATACTATGCAAGATATTATCTACAGATCAACAATCGGAACAGGTGGATTCTTTGCCACCATTGGACTATCTCCTGTGAACGAAGTGCTTGGATTCTGTGTAGGTCTAGCAACCTTCATCTATATGTCCGTATCCGCAATCAAGGTAATCAAGGAACTAAGAAACAAATGACAACAGAACTCATAGCAATGCTAGGAGGAGGAGCCTCTGGCTTTATCTTCAAACTGATTGGACAGTTAGTTTCCAACCAGCAAAGCACTATGGACTCCATGATCAAGAAACAAGCAGCCGCTGACGAAAGCCACCAGAAAGCCGCTACAAGGGGCGGTGAGTGGGTCAGGCGAGTCATCGTATGCACTGTCCTGTTTGCGGTCGTTGTAGCCCCCTTTTTGTTGGCTCACAGCCCAGAGGGAGTTACCGTAGGGCAAGAAACATCTTCCTTCTTTGGTCTATTTAAGGGAATCAAGTATCAGACCCTTAACGGTTACCTTATACTACCAGAGGTTCGTCAAACAGTTCTAGCCATCGTTGGATTCTACTTCGGCTCCTCAACCATTAAATGAATGAAGTTCTACAAATCATTGCATCTCTCTGGCCTATCGGCATTGGCGTTATTACGCTCATTATCGTGCTGGCTAGGATGCACTACAACCTAGAGGCGCTTACAGAGAAAGTAAAAGTCCTATTCGATTTTCACAACAAAAGAAAGAAATAATTATGAAGTGCTGCATCTGCAAAACTAAAGATACATTTATCACTAAGGTAAAATCCGTCGCATCCAAGCTCGTAGCTTGGGTAAAATCAATAATCAAATAACGAAAGATAATATTATGCCAATGGGAAAAGGAACATACGGAAGCAAAGTAGGTCGTCCATCAAAAGCTGCTAAGGCTAAGGGGATGAAGAAGAAGGCTATTAAGAAAAGGAAGTAATGCCATTTAGCAAATACAGTCCAAAACAAAAGAAGATAGCCAGGGTGGCTGCACCTCGTAATAAAATTACTGGGGCTGACTTCAAAAAACTAAGGAGCGGAAATGCACAGAAAAATACTCAGCGTCGCAAGAAAGCTTGAGCAAGCATCTAAGGCTCACGCCGGGCAAGCAAAGTTACTTAAATCACTCGTAAAGAATGGCAAAAAAAGCAAAAAGCGGGGGTAAGATATGCCCAGAAGGTAAAGCCTGGGCGAGACGGACGTTTGACACGTATCCGTCTGCTTATGCAAACATGGCTGCATCTAAGTATTGCAAGAATCCAAACTATGCGAAGAAGGCTAAGGGTGGCAAACGTAAAGGAAGATAATGGCTCAACTCAAACAATGGCGAGAACAGAACTGGGTACGCATAGGCACTGATGGATCAATTAAAGGCCCTTGCGGAACGTCGAAAGATAAGAAGAACCCTGACCGTTGCTTGCCTAAGAGAAAGGCTCTCAGCCTCACGAAGGCAGAAAGAGCAAGCACAGCTAGAAAGAAAAAGAAGGCAGGAGCAAAAGGAAAAACAGTCGTATCCAATACACCAAAAGCAAAGGTAAGAAGTTAATGTCTAAAAAGAAAAATCGTAGAACAATTATTAGTATAGCCCTATCTATAGCCGTAGTGCTATCCTTTTATTTATTGTCTGAGGATATTAAAAAACAAAAAAAGACATTAGAGGTGCACCAGTTTAGAATTGAAAGCCAGATGAAACTACTTCTAAATCATGATGCCAAGTTTCGGCATATTGAAAAATACTTACAGCCAGGTCAAATTTAAATAATGCGCAAAGAACACAAAAGTAAAAAGGGAGGACTTACCGCTGCCGGTCGTGCTTACTTTAAGCGCAAGACGGGTGCTAACCTCAAGCCCCCTGTAACAGAATCTAACCCGAAGGGTAAGAATAAAGCCCGAAAGAAATCATTTTGTGCCAGGATGTCTGGCGTTAAGGGTCCAATGAAGGACAAGAAAGGAAGACCAACACGCAAGGCACTTGCATTGAAGCGTTGGAAATGTTAATTTATATAAATAATAATGGCTAGTACAACTGTAAACTTTAATTTAAAAACCGCTGGTTACGCAAATTTTGCTAACCAAACACTTACATTTACCCTTCTTAGTGCGGGTGCTGAGGCATCTTCGGGAACTCAAGACTATGTTGTCTTACCTGGTTCAGTGTCAGCTACAAGTGATGCTAATGGTGACGGAAGCGTGACCCTGTTTAGGAATGGTCAATCTGCCATTGATAGTGTATACGAAGTTATTTTTCCAAATAGAGAACGAGGTAAATTTATTATACCATCAGGAAGTTCTACCGTAGAACTTGCTACACTTCTAGTAGATAACGTTCCCAGTGGTGCTGCTACACAGCAGAGTTCTGTTTATGCTGCTGCTATACAAAGAGCTAACCATACAGGAACACAGGCTCTTAGCACTATCTCGGACGCTGGAACAATGGCATCTCAAGCCTCAAGTGGTGTTAGTATTAGCGGTGGCTCAATATCTGGTGTAACACTAACAGCAAGCACGGCTAACTTAACTGACGCAACTGATAAGCGGTTAATGACCGATGCTCAAGAAGCAAAGCTTGATAGCGTTGAAACTAATGCTGACGTAACTGATACAGCAAATGTTACATCTGCCGGGGCATTAATGGATTCAGAAGTAGATGTAGATATTAAAACCTTGTCTTTGCCTGCTAGCACCACCATAAGCACTTTTGCTAAAACCTTTTTGGATGATGCAAGTGCTTCTGCGGTTAAAACTACACTAGGCATTACAGACCCTACTGCACAAATAAACTTTGTGCCAAATAGCATTAGCTTTACTAACACATCTGCGTATCTTAGTCTAGCAGATAATGCTAATTTAGATGTTGGCACTCAAGATTTTAGTTTAGTTTTTTATGCAAAGTTAGATAGTAGCGGAACGGAACCCGTTCTTACTAAACTTTCAAGCACGGGGTATAGGGTAAGGTTTGTATCTGGCAATCTTATATTAACGCTACAGGACTCAGGCAGTTCTGGTGACTTTATATTAGCAACTGGACTTAATGATAACAAATGGCATACATATGTAATTAGCATTTCTCGAAGTGGTAATGCAATAGCCTATGTTGATAATGTTGCACAAACGCCTGTTAGTGTGTCTGGTAACGCAGGAAGCCTAGACAATTCTGGAGAGTTTCGGATTGGCTCTGATGGCGGCTCTAATGCAGCAGATGAAGTTGCTCTTGGTAATTATGTAATCTTGATAAAGCAACCCCTTGATGCGGGTGAAGCGGGTCAAGTATATTTTGACCCAAATGGAATAAAACTTACTGACGATCCACAGTTAATGGTAGATTTGCGTAGAGCAGATAGAACCTTTACCGATGTAAGTAACAACGCGCTTGCCGTTACTACCAACGGAACAATTATATATAATCAAGAGAGAATAACTTCCTTAGATAATGCTACGATTGGCGCAACTACAGCCGCCGCTGTAACAGGAACAAATGTATTAGCTAGCTCAACTCTAGGTTACAAGACTGGTAGTGGTGGCACTGTAACCCAAGGAACAAACAAAACTACTGGAGTTACGTTAAATAAAATAAACGGTGAAATTGTAATGCACAATGATACTTTAGCCGATGACGCTACTGCTGCATTTACATTAACTAACAGCACAATAGCTGCAACTGATGTTGTTATTGTTAATGTTGCTAGTGTTGGCACAGCGGGAGCATATCAAGTTACCGTAGGAGCCGTAGCCGCAGGTAGCTGTAGTATAAGTGTTTTGAATGTAAGCGGAGGTTCTTTATCTCAAGCTATCAAACTTAACTTTGCAGTAATTAAAGCGGTTGCATCATAATGGCAGTATTTCACAGAACTAAGAGATTAAAAATCTATGGCAAAAAGCCAGAGGTTACACAGCTATTTGGTGGACGATACGCAATGACCGTGCGTTGCCAGGCAAAGAATGACACGGAAGCCTGGTATGACAAAAACAAGGATCAGATATTTGCTGACTTTGGAACATTGTATGATGCTCACATGGCAGTTGATGGTATTGATGCCAGAACCGGTGAGGCATATACAGATATGGTTCTTACTAGCGTTGGAGCTGGTTATACCCAGACTGGTGAATATGTAATAACCTTTAATTACCAAACCCTGACTGGTTCTTTTGTTGAAGAGGCGGCAGAGAAAGTAGACGTAGAACTTAATGGCCTTCGCAGAGTCATACGTCGCCTAATAGCAAAGGATGGAACAACCTATGGTAAAACAGTAGGAACAACTACCATTAGCCATTCTGGCATTGGATATAGTGCAGCTACACTAACACTAGCTCAAGCTACATCAGGAACTAAAGGACCTAATGAATCAGGTTTTGTTAGCATTACTGAGACATGGCTACAAAGCGGTGTTATAAGCAGGACTATAAACGAAGGAAAAGGAGGAACTGGAACGACTGGAAAGATACGCACGGAGACAGTTGAAGCCTTTAACGAAACTCCTACCTCAACCATTAGTGGTGTAGAGATTGGTGTATCAACGTCAAACGTAGAGGGCATAGATACTATTAGAAAGACGTTTGTTACCAGTAGTGGAGAGATACGAAGAACCGATAGACCCGGACCTTCTGCTATACCAGGAACAACATACGTTACCATAGACTCCGTTGGCACTGCTGTAACTCCTAGTGGAACCCTGATTGATTCTTCTGAAACCCAAGAGAACGGATACGTTAGATTTTCTAGAACTGCGCTACAGGGAACAATTATTAAAACAACTCAAACCTACAAGGATGTAGTATTTGTAGATGTTCCCGGGCAAGTTAATTGCACAACTAGCGGATCAATAGCCATTGAAACCCTTGGGGACGTTACTGATGCTACTGGCACAGTTGTTGGTTCAGTTGTTAAGAAACCCCGAGGAGAAACAGCCGTTGTTGAAACCATTCCACCCACCAAGCAGCAGGTTGAAGCTGATGTTGTTGTTAATATACAAAGTTCAATACCAGACACAACTGAGCTTGCTTTTGATATATCTGGTCTATCTTGTTCTGTTTTAAAATTAACTGAAAGAATTTCCGGCAGCGTAGGAAGAGCCGTCACATTAGTAAATTCAGATGGCAGCACAACTACTGAGGTTGGCTCTGGACAATCTTTTAGCACAAGCAGCAGTTTTACAGAATTTCCAAGACATTTTATTCAAAACAGCAATGCTGAAGCTACAATGGGAGGAACGGGTTCTATTCAACCATATATAAGTGGTAGTGAATTTAAGTTTGCATCAGAAACATCTGAAACAAAAACAAGAGCCGTTGGCTTTGGAAATGACTTTGATGATAAGGCTGATCTTTACAAAACAGATGGAATCATAAGCAGAAGTTTTCGTCCAGTTTTAACCGCTCAAGATGGAACAGTTTTTTATGAAGTTACTACTGTTTCTGCAACTGTATCGAACAGAACTCCCGGGCTAGGGTTCCGACCACTTTCTCAATAAGATATGGAAAGAAACAATAGAGAATCTTTAGATAGGCAGCGTCAACGTCGAGAGCGTAATGATTTTTTAGAAGGTTTAGTTGACCCATCAACGGGGCAAAATGTTGGTGATCGCATAGATCAATTTAAAGAATATCAGTCATCTGGCAGAATAGATAACACAAAAGATGCAAGAGCGGTAGGCGATGAGATTGAGCGATTAGAAGTATATAGTCAACAAGTTGAAAATCAGCTAGACCAAGCCGTTGAGGCAGACAGACAAAGAGGAGGCGGAGGTCAAGATGCCTCAAGAGATACAGGGGACGGAATGCCCACAATAGAAGAGCGGGAAAGAGACGCTGGTCTATATAATACTACAACCGGCAGGGGTCGAGATGACCCAACAATGGAGGAGAGGGAAAGAGACGCTGGTCTAATTGGAAGAGACAGAAGTACAACTGGGATTGTTCCATCACCTGTTCCAACCGAAAGAGATTTTCCAGAAGAAACGCAAACTGGAAGCGATGATGGTGAATTGCCAGAAGAAAAAAATATAGAAGACTCCCTTGGCACGTTTGGAGTTATTCTTTGCATAAATGGCAATCCTCATTCTGCCAGCATCTATGGACAAATTGGACCTAAATTAACATAATGCCAACGGCAACTCCATTTACAGCACTAGGAAGGGGCAACGGGTTTCCGTTTTGCTTGGACCTTCAAGCACTCATTAATGTTCACGGAGATATTTGGGACAGGACGGAGCCTATTGCAATAAATCCATTGATGTCTTTATTGTGGAATTTGTATGGATTTAATTCTTTATCATTTACATTTACTTTTACTACAAGTTCGGGTGGAACAGGTGCAGAAGAATACACAAACCAAGGTTCGGTTTCATATGGCGGGACGACATTTGATGGGCCACCGGGAGAACCATATAAAAGAGTTTGTTTTACGGATAACGCATTACCAATAGTTCAAATTTTAGACTCGCAAAACACATTTGAAGGAGAGTTCTTTTTTCTTCCAACATTAGATGACGATAACAATTATTGCTTGGCGTATATTATTGATACCGCTGACATTAAGTCTCCAAAGTTAGCAGCTACGCAAAGTAGACCTACGAATGGTGGAGTTGCAGAAATACAATTTCCACTCGACGACGAAGGAAACACGACTGTAATAAAAACCGTAGGATTTGATTTTGGAAATGGGGACACTACAACCGCAACTGGTGGGGCAATAACAAGCAATTTTTACACTTACAACTAACCCCCCTTAACCCCTATGATATAATAGGAATAACCCCTTTTATTTAAGACATTATGATGCAAGTTAAAATGAACGCAAGAGTTTTTGATACACTGGTGAATCAGTATCGAAAAAATTTTCCTGGATACACACTTCCTGATGACGCTCACGCAATTGGAAAATCATATGCTAGGAGTGGTGACGATGTTTCAATATCAGAACAACTACGAAATGCTTTAGTAAATAATAGTCCGGAATACCAAGAATTTAAAAAAAATAACCCTAGGTTTTATGAGAACCCAAACGACAGGGGAAGAGCCTTTGATGCGTTTCAAAAAGAATTTTTGGGATTAAACGGACCTGCGCCAGTAGGGGCCAATACTTTATTTGGGGGTATTACCCGCTCCAGCAACCCATCTAATTTATTAGGCTCAGGAACACTATTTGGCGGAGGAAGAATGTAACATTACTAACCCCTTTATTTAAGACATTACTAACCCCCTTATTTAAAACATTATGCCAACTTACGCATTTGATCCTAGCAGGATGTCTGACAGTCAGAAGCGCGCCTTTCAACAAAAGTATCCATTAGCTACTAACATATATTCTAGTCAGTCCCCTCTTCGTCCTCCTGGGAATGTTTTCTTTGGGGGTCAGTCCTTTCTTCGTCCCTCTGGAGACGTCCCTAGGTCTTTTGAAGACCGAGCAGAACAATACCAGCAAGAGGCGGCTGAATTTAACCTAGGGCAAAAGGAAGCTGAGTTAGAAAAACGAAGAGCAGGAGTTGAGGAAATTGCAAGTGGTAGAAATACGTTGAATGGTCGAGCTGTTACACGTGCAGAAATGGATCAGTATTTACAGAGCGTTGAACAATCGGGGGCAAAAGCACGGGCTGAGTTTGACCGTGAAAACCCGTTTTACGCGTCTATAAAGGCTTCAATGCCACAGGCTCCTCAACCAGATCAATTTTCAAACGACCAAGACTACCAAAGCGCAATATCAGAATATCTCTCTCCAGCTAACAAGCGAGCGCGAGAACAAGAGTTTATTCAAAAACTTAATCAGTCAAGGCGCAATTCTTTAACAAACTCTATCAATCAATTTAGAAACGACCCAATGGGATATTTACTAGGTGGCGGTAGAGAAGGTTCTTCTACCATTCCCCCAAGCGAGTTGATGAATTATCTGGGTCAAGCAAGCCAATTGTTTAGAGCTACTGGGCAACAGGGTAATTT